TCAAAGGTATTCCGTTAGAGGTAAAATCGATAATGGTATACTCTTTAGTATATCCGAGGCTAATAATAAAGAACTTATTAAGACTTTAAAAGACAAAAAGTTTTCAGAAATGCGAAAATGGGTGGTTCAAAATATAGATAAAGAACCAGCTTCATTGTTTAGAGGTATCTATGATATTCTCTATGAGAACTTAGAGGCCAATTCTGTGCCTCAATCAATATTAATTATTGCAAATTATCAATATAAATCTGCTTTTGTTGCTGACCAAGAGATAAATATGGTCGCTTGTCTAACTGAAATTATGGCAAGTTGCAAATTTAAGTAGGGAATATAATGGCGAAGAAAACATTATTTAGAGTAATGATAGTTAAGTTAAGAATGTGGTATGCAGATATAAGAGGTCATCATGGAAAACGCTGGGATTATGAGCCAGGTGATTGGTATATGGGCAGACATAACAAGATTAAAAAATAGATAATAAGGTTTATATCATGTATGAGTTGAAAGATTATTTAAACGCAATCAATTATTCAAAAGAAAAATTATTAGATACAGACGATTTAACTTGGGAGAAGAAGTACCCTCCTTACATAGTTAATAAGTGTCTTTCTATGCATTGGGATTGCTTAGCATCCGCCAATGAAATCAACACATATCACTTCTTGGACAAGAAGCTGCAGTTTCATTTTTTGATAAATAGTATCCGTAAGAAAAAGCGATTTGGTGGTAAATGGTTATCACAAACCAAATTGAAGAACTTAGAGTATGTAAAAGAGTATTATGGATTTGGGAATGAAAAAGCAAAAGAGGCTCTAACCATACTTACAAAGGAACAAATTGAAAATATAAAAGAGACCTTATCAAAAGGTGGGAGAAAAAGATGAGTGAAGAAATACAATGGTCGCCTGAAAGTATGCTAGAAGTTACAATTAGTCAACCAGACGACTTTTTAAAAGTCAGAGAAACATTAACAAGAATTGGTGTAGCAAGTCGTAAAGATAAGACACTATATCAATCATGTCATATTTTACACAAACAAGGTAAGTATTACATAACACACTTTAAAGAACTATTTGCTTTAGATGGCAAGAAGTCAACTTTAGTGGAAAATGATATTCAAAGAAGAAATACGATTGCAATTTTATTACAAGATTGGAACTTAATTAACATTGTTGAAAAAGATAGAACTGAGAATAAAGCACCATTAAGTCAAATAAAAGTTTTGCCTTATAAAGAGAAAAAAGAATGGACTTTATCAGCTAAATATAATATAGGTAAAAGTAACAATGAAACTGAGGACAATACATCTAGTAGTGCAAATGCATAATGCAAGTACCAAATTTTAAAGATTATATAACAGAAGCTAAAGGCGATAAAAAGTTTTTGCGTCTGCTCATTATTACAGATGAACCAGATAATGCAAAAGAATTTCATACTGCCGATAGACTACAAGAAGAGTGTAAGAAGTTAAACTATCCGTATTATCTATTTAAACTTACAGGTGGTTATACTACATTTGAGGACGGTGTTCGTAAGTTTCATAACAAAGACGACAAAAAAGGTTTTGAAGTTGGCGCTATGACCGTTGCTATTATAAGAGGTAGTATAACAAGAAAAGATAGTTGGATGGACTTTGTTTCTATTTTAGAAAGAGCTAATGCAACACTTGTAAATCCTAGAACTACAATTAATATGTGTGCTGACAAATATAGAACAGCATTAAGACTTGCAGATTATGGTCTAACACAACCTCAAACAAAACTAATTAACGACCACGAAAAATCAAATGATATAGTTGATGAATCGGGTATCAAGTTTCCTTTAATTATGAAAACTCTTAGAGGTAGTAAGGGTGTTGGTGTTTTATTTGTTGACAGTCCAAAAGGTTTAGATTCAATAGTACAGTTAATTCATAAACAAGATGAAGACGCTGACCTACTAATACAAGAATATATTAAAACAGATTATGATGTTAGAGTACATATCTTAGGTGGTAAGTTTCTAGCAGCTATGAAACGACCTGTAATCGAAGGAGATTTTAGGTCAAATGTATCGCAAGGTTCTAAACCAGAAAAAATTAAGTTAACAGAATTAGAGATAGAAGAATGTTTAAAAGCTTCTAAGGCAGTTGGTGGTTACTGGACGGCAGTAGATTTTATACCTAGTAAAGATAGAGTTAAACAACCACCATATTTCTTAGAGGTAAACTCATCACCTGGCACAGAGGGTATTGAAGAAGCTACAGGTGAAAATATTGCAAAAGAAGTTATCGAACATTTTGCAAATATAGAAAACAGATTTACAGTACCAACAGAATGTGGTTATAAAGAAATACTTACAATCAAACCTTTTGGTGAGATAGTATCTAAATTTGATACAGGTAATTCAGGTATGCCAGTTATTCATGCAGATAAATTTAAAGTAAACGGAAACGAAATTACATGGACATTATTAAATAAAACCATTACATCTAAGATAGTTAAAAAAGAAGAGATCAAAGTTGGTGGTTTAAGAGATTATGATGAAACCAGATATGTAGTAAAACTTGATGTAGAATTTGCCGGTGGTTTCTATAAAGATGTAGAATTTACCATTGACGATAGAGAGGATAGAACACCTATCCTACTTGACCGTGCATTTATGAATAGATTAAATGTTATGGTAAACCCACAACGTAAATATGTAATAACAACGAAATACAGCTTGCCAAATTAGGTCGGTTGTGTTATAATGTTTAAATAATGAAGGAGAAAAAATGAGTGAAGTGAAAATAGTAAGATTACAAACAGGTGAAGATGTAATCGCCAAAATGGGCAAAGATACCATGGGTAACTATACATTAGAAAAATCTTTTGTAATTATACCACAACAAATGGGTCCAGGTAAACCTGTACAATTAATGATGACGCCGTATATGCCATATACAAATGATGATACGGTAGTAATCTCAGCTGAAAAGGTTATAACACAAGTTAAACCTAAAGAAGAAATCTTAAAATCGTATCAACAAAATACAAGTAGTATATTAACGCCTACTTCCGATTTAATTACAGAAACAAAATTACCAAAGATTTAAATGACAGACAACACCGTTGCTGTTTATTTTGATAGAGATGGTTCTAAAATAAGAGTTGATGTACCATCAGGTACTACTCTTATGCAGGCAGCCAAGTTTTATTCTCCTGTTTCTATCGAAGAAATACCAGCAACTTGTGGTGGTGCCTGTGCGTGTGCAACTTGTCATGTTTATGTAGATGATAGGTGGCTTGACAAAGTTGGTAAAATAGATTATAATACACCAGAGATAGAACTTTTAGAATATGAAAAAGGTTTTGTTGAAGGCAAAAGTAGATTAGCTTGTCAAATAAAACTAACACCAGAACTAGATGGTTTAATTGTTAAATTGAGGTCAGATGAACTTTTATAAGAATATAATAGAACACAAGGGTAAATTATTAATTCGTGGTGTTTTAGACGGCAAAGAATACAAAGAAAAGATTGATTTTGGTCCTACTCTTTATGCATTAACTCAACAAGAAACTGAATTTAAAACTTTACAAGGTCAGTTTTTAAAACCTATTACGTTTAATACAATCTCAGATGCTAGAAGATTTAGAAGAGAAGTAGCTACTCAAAATTCTCCTATTTACGGTTTAGAACGTTATCACTATCAATATATTGGTAAAGAATATCCAGATACTATAGAATGGGACAAAGATAATATTAAAATATTTACATTAGATATTGAAACTACTTGTGAAGGTGGTTTTCCTGATGTAGAAAATCCTGTAGAAGAACTACTTTGTATCACAGTAAAAAATCAATCTAATAAACAAATTATAACTTGGGGTGTTGGTGATTTTAAAACTGATAGAACAGATGTAACTTATATAAAATGTAAAAACGAAAAACAATTAATGTTTGAGTTTATAAAATTCTGGATTAAAAATCATCCAGATGTTATTACAGGTTGGAACACCAAGTTTTTTGATTTACCTTATTTGATGAATAGAATTAAACTATTAGCTGGTGATAAAGTTGCTAATAGAATGTCGCCTTGGAATTTAATTCATAGAGAAGAAATTGTTGTTAGAGGTAGAACACAAACTGTTTACAATCTTTATGGTATTGTGATGTTAGATTACCTTGACTTATACAAATGGTTTATACCACAAAGACAAGAAAGTTACAAACTAGATTTTATTGGTGAACTAGAACTTGGTCGTGGTAAAGATGACGCAGGTTATGATACATTTAAAGATTGGTATACAAAAGACTTTCAATCATTTGTTGATTA